ATTCAAGAAGGTTGGGATGTTCCAACATTAATTAGTATAGTAAGAGGGGGTTATATGAAGCCAACAGTTAAAAGATTTCGGCATGAATACACTACTATTGACAAGCTATATGATCAAGTTTATGAACGTAAGATTCAATGGAAATATAAGATTAAGGCAGATGACCTAGTGTTGTCCATTCCTGACAATCCTGTATTATCTATATCTTGGCATTTTTATAAACATGCATTAACGCTTGCTGGTAAAGGTTATTTAATAAGACAATGGCATTTAGATGATGTTGTTCATGATTATGACACAATGATAGCATTAGGGGATTACGTTTTCAACAATGGGATACCAGATTATATGTTTTTAATGCATTTAAGGACACTTAATGGTTGGGTTAGAGAATGGTCCGTTGATGATTTACCTGAAAAAATTACAGCATGGGTAAATAATGATTTTGAACCTAAACTTGAAGATAGTTCAGAATTATTCTTAAAGGAATTTCAATCTGAGATTAGAGGTATATTGAGATGGAGATCAACCCCGTTAAGATCAGAGGTTACTATAAAAGATTTTGCTACTAACATTGCATCTACTGGAACAGCTGGTTCCGGTTACGATCCAGGAGGTATAAGATTGAAGGCAGATGTTGGCAAAACTGAAATTCCTATTCAGAATTCTAAATATTCTAAATCTGGGGCATTAAGCGTTGAAGAGAAGATCAGACGACTAACTCAGGTATTTACACAGAAAAATAACGTTACAGTTAAACCAGATGAGTTATTTCCAAAAATTCGATTACTTGTCACAAGTGATTTTTCAACTAGTTTGAAAATGAGATATATTGACACTTGGTTGAAGACTTGGATGCATGGTTGTAAATACTCTACATTATGGATGAGTTATACTGATTTGAGAGAATTTTGGCTGCAATTCGCTATTGAGAATGGCTGGAATATTCCGCTTGATCAGACCGCTTTTGATCACAAAGCGACTAAGAAAATGATTCTTGCAGTGATGCATGAAATTTTATTCTTAATTACTGACATGTGTCCTAACAACGAAGATTTAATAATAGTTATGAATGCACTAATCAAAACATTTGAAAATGCTAAAGTATATTATAAAACCAATACTGGTATAACTATACAATGGGATTGGACAAGTGGTCTATTGTCTGGCTTACAATGGACTGCATTTTTGGGAACAATAATTAATATTGCACAAAATTTCGTAGCAATGAACTACTTAAGACGGAAGTACAACTTAACGATGAAGTTGTTATTATTTAACGCACAAGGGGATGATGATGCTTTGCGATTTGAGACATTACAAGAGGCTATTGCTCATGTATGTGTTATGAGAATCATGGGATTTCAGATCAATCCAGCAAAAACATTTTATTCTAAACATCACAATGAATATTTAAGACGTTATTATTATAAAGGTATGGTTAATGGTTATCCAGCCAGGATGATTTCTGGTTTACTGTGGAGATTTATTGGGGAACGCACAGAATATAAAGATAACGAATACCTCTCATCAACATGTGACAAATGGTTGAAGTTTGCACAGCGATTATTCTTAGATTCAGAATATGCAGCTTACAATGCAAAAGCTGATTTGATGGGAACCAGAATGGCTAAAAACAACATTAATAAATATATGTTAACAGCTAAGGTATACGGAGGACCAACTTGGAATGTAAAAGGTTTTTACACATTAAATATAATACCTGGGAGTCTAGATGTAAAGGTTAGCATTAAAGGTAAGGGATACCAAGAATTCATGGATCGCTTTGGCAAGGGTCAAAGTAGGGAACTTGAACAGTGGTACTTACAAGCAATAGCTTTACCTGATAAAATAGGCTCAATGGTATTAAAAACTGAACCAACAATGGATTTCAAAAATAAACTTCAGCCTAATCCATTGGCATTTAACTTTTTCCCGTCAATAAAATTACATAAACCTTATTATAGTGATATATTACCAAGGAATGTAATTTTTGGTCGTTCAAGAGAATTTTTGTCTATGTTATATCCAAATTACGATTCTTTTGTACTGCAAGGTCATGCCCCTAAATCATGGATTGCAGACTATTTACTAGGTAACATTCAAATTTCTACTCCGAATGTACTTGGTATGAGTAGTGAGTTCAGCTCAATCTTTTTTGAAGAATTCAGTGCTAGCTTAGTGACAGCTATGTACTACAAGAGAACTGTTGATGATAAATGGCAAC